AGCTCTTTCTGAGCGTCAGGTGTTGGGCGTGACATTACATCATCCATAGATTTTAGATCAGCAACTAAGTCACGCTCTTCGTCAGTCAACGGACGAGGCTTGCACTTAAGTGCTTGTAGTTGATATTCAACATTGTAAGGTAGTGGACCAGTCTTTACGCGCTTGAAACAAATGTCCCAACCCGTATCAGGATCAGTAGGGTCACCTAGATCTTCAGCAGCAGTAATAATTTGTTCCCACAATTTTTTCTTGAGGTTTACTACTTTTACTTTACCGCCTTCAATGCACTGTGTAGCATAGCTCCACCCACATTTAAGATCAGGATAGTACTCACGTACCCAGTCTTTGTCTACATTGTTGAATCGTTCGGAATTTCTATCAAAAGATAGACACTCCATTGGAATATTTTTATCGTTCTCGCCTTTGATCCAGTAAACATAGCGTGCAAGAATGTCGCCAACTACGCGCATTTTATTGTCGCCGTCTACGTATTGAAAGGTGTCGATTGATGATTTTTGGGCTCCGCCCGTTTGTTTATTAAAGGATAATGCCATTAGTGTATAGTCTCCAGTGTGACTTCTTCATAGATAAACGTTATATTTTGTTCGTCTACTATGAGTAGCCTGTTGTCGTTGATTTCTTCTAGAGGCACTGGACAATGCAGTGAATCTAGCGTAGTTTTTTTATCTGCATAATAATCCGACAGACTTCGCAAGGAAGCCAGTGCGTAATACATACATACTTCTTTTTGTTCATACTTATAGGAATTGTACAGAAGAAACTCTGGATGTACCAGAAAAGAGTTACCGACAAAGTTTTTCTGTGAAAAAGAATAGATAGGGTCGTATTTATTCTTAGGAACACTGCCTTTTATAAGCATTTCCATAATAAGGTTGCAGTTGTAAATGCTACCCGACGCTGTATCGAATATCTTTTTCCAATCAAATAAGAGCATATATTATACCGAAGTTTAAGTAAGTTGTCAAGAAATATTTTTTTAAAGGTACTTCATGTTCCAGCCTTGTTTCATATAAAATCCTACCCTATTAGAAGCCTGCTTGCGAGCAGTGTTCCCTTTGAGGTGAATATCAATGATGACTGGATCAATCTTACCTTCCTTTTTACGAATTACCCTGCCCACTAGCTGCGTAAGTAAGGGTTCGTTGTTTACAGGTGTACCAAGTATAAGACAGCTTAGCGTGTCTACTGATATACCTTCTGAGAAAATTGCCTGCGTTCCGTAGAGAACCTCTTTATCCCCGTAGAGAATTTCATCTACAAGCGTTTCTCGATCTTCGTGAGACACTTCACCAGTTACACAAATTGCTTTGTCTCCAGTGAGTTCTGCACATCTTTTCAAAAAGCTAACACGATCACTTACTACTAGCACTTTATGCCCTCTTGCGGCGTAGGCCGCGGCAAGCATACTTACTGTATGTTGATATTCTTCATCAGTAGCTAGTTTTGTTACTCTGTTAGCCCAGGGAATCTTTGCACCATCCATGAAACGAATCTCTGATGGTACAATATGTACTGTAGGGGTCATATAGTTTTCTTTAGGTGGCTTAAAAAGAGTATTACCAAAGTAATCTCTGAACACAACGTGTTTACCATCCTTTCTTTCTATAGTACCCGATAGACCTATCTTATATCTACAGTAATTTGTATCTAAAAGTTTACTAAAGGTAGGACTACTAACGTGATGCATTTCATCAAGTATGATAGTTCCAAATTCCTTACGAATCTTCTCGATATTGCGGTATAAAGTCTGAGTATTCCCAATCACGATAGGAGCGTCAATTTCAAATCTACCACTGCCTATGATGCCTGGTTCAAAACCATAGACTTTCTTTACTTCTTTTGCCCACTGATTTCGCAGAGGGACAGTGTGGGTAATAACGAGAGTCTTTTGACCTAGCTTGCCTGCGATAGCAAGACCTGTAAATGTCTTACCCCAACTGACCCATGCGTTAATTATACTATTGTCTTCGATCTCGTCATAAACCGCTTGCTGACTTGGTCGTAAATCAAACTTAAAGTCAGGAAAGTCCACAGGTTTGTTTACTCGCTTATCAACTATTTCGTAGTGCGACGGTATCAAATCCGTACGTCCTATTGGTAGTGATACTAACCCATTACGAATAATGCCCATATTCTTAATGATTTGGGGCGGATCTAAAGGGTTGTGCGTAGGAATTGAATATGTGAGCTCTTTGTCGATCTTCTCTTGGAGATCAGCACCGCATTCCATATAAATTCTGTGGCTTATGACTGCCTTCATAGTTCAAGTTCGTTCTTAGCAATAATATAAGTTTTAACAAACTCGGATCGCACAATGTCTTCTACCTCAAATTCTATAAAGGTGAATAGACCCATACGTTTTAATACTTGGAAGAAATCTTTAATACCGTTCCCTCTCAAGTCAGCTTGTCGGAAGTCTCCACAAAATATAACTCTACAGTTCTCACCCATACGCGTGATAATAGAGTCTAGCTCGTGGAAAGACATATTTTGGCACTCGTCAATAAGAATAACCGCATCTCGTAGTGTTATACCTCGAATAAACGAAGTAGTCATAAACTCTACTAAATTTTTCTGTTTAAGAATCTCATAAGCATCTCCTCGACCGAACAAGTCGTTTGCAATATCTTTATAAGGCTCTTCGTATACAGAGGCTTTCTCTTTTTCAGTGCCGGGCAGAAACCCAATATCTCTAGTAGGTACTGCACTTCGTATAATTACTAGCTTTTGATAGTCTCCCTTAGCCATATCATCAAATGCTAGATATGATGATATAAAGGTTTTACCTGTTCCTGCTAATCCATGCAGTACCAAGTTATTACTTGCATCAAATGCTTTTAGTTGGTTACGTGTTAAAGGTTCGATCTCTCTCAAGTCAAAGTTTACACCTGATAAAGTTTTACGTCTTTTAGCCATATTATACTTTTCTTCTAGTGTCTTTGAGTTTCTCGTCTGAGTACTCATAAAGCATCCACGGTATTCCATGTAGATGCAGAACCCCTGCCCATGTGTTACCATCTTCGGGAGGGCGTGGTACGGTAAAAGGAGCATTGTGCCCCTTTACCCATATTAGTGTAGCATAGGACTTACGCTCCACTTTCTTAATTTTCATATATTTGAGAGGCACTAGCTTAGTCTTTTCATAGATAAAAGGTTTACCCTTACTATCTACAAAATACTTAGTACTCTGCTTCATTAGTCCGTTGGGAGCAGATACAGCTTTCTTTAACTCGTACTTATCTTTAAAAGGAGTCTGCATACGTCTAGCACCAATGGTAGTACCCATCTGGTTATAGTCGTCTACTAACTTACCCTCGCAAAAGAATAGTCCATCACTAATCTCCCAGTTACTTGAATCCATCAAGAAAGCTGGGAAAGTAATCTTTGTAAAATCTCTAAACGTAAGTAACATAACTACTCTGCTAAACCTAGCTTCCAGTCTGTATCTAGTATTTGCTGAGATGCTTTAACCCAGTTTTCAACTGTAGGATTATAATCAACCCTATCTTGAAAGTTATCTACAACCCACTGAGCCATATTCTTGCTCTTTCCGTGAGGGGATAATAACCATATTAAATCTGTATCTGTCATATTCTATCTCCATACATTTTATCAAACTTACCGCCAGAGTAATCTTCGTGAACAATCTCAAAGTCACAACCTACTGGAGCGCCAGGAATAGATAAACCTCTGTCCATTTGTATGTACTTGGCTAACTGCTCCATGTACTCTTCCACTTCATCTTCTGGCACTTCTGCAAGAATTGAATCGTGTACTAGTGCAAAGATACGAGCCTTCTTATTATTGGCTTTGATCCATGCGTTCATGTCTATAGCACCTAAGAGGTTAATATCAGAAGCAGCAGACTGCACCAGAAAATTAAGACCACTCCTAATGCTATGACTCTGTATGCCTTTGTCCGTCGAAGCGACATTTGGTAGTCTCCTTTTTCTTCCGAAGAAGCTGTAAATGAATCCATTTTGTTTGATAAACATTTGGTTTTCTTCAATCCAAGACTTTAGCTTGTGGAACGCATTGAAGTATTCATCAATAACATCCTGAGCATCTGCCCTAGTAAAAGGTTTACCACTATCTTTTGATACTTGTTCACTGATCTTATTAGCACCTGCACCGTACATGATGCCGAATGTTACGGCTTTTGCCGCCTGTCTTTGTGTACTAAATTTCTCAGCTACTTCTTCTACAGGACAAGGTAGTCTAAATACTTTCTTAGCAATTGTACTGTGGAAGTTGCCTCCCGACTTAAATACATCCATCAATGCTTTGTCTTTTGCCAAGATAGCTGCTACATATACCTCTGCTGTTGTTAAATCCATTGCAACGATTTTGTTGCCTGGTGCTGCTTTGATACACCCTTTTACAATGGGATTATCTCTAGGCAATTGTTGCATGTTAAGTTTACCACTAGAGCTAAGCCTGCCACTAGTAGTACCATGGAGGTTGAAACCTGTACGGAGTCTGCTATCTCTATCCAACTGCGGTAAGATTTTGTCCAAATAAGTATTTTTAATCTTGGACTT